TAACAAATGTTGCTTGCAGTATTTTTTTGCTACGTAATAAAGATTACCTGCGCCTTGAAAAATAACAGGCGCAGGTGATTTAGAAAAGAATCTGTCAGCTTATGGTGCGCAGAATCATGCGCCAGGTCTCATGTGCAAGTAGCAAAAACAGATTGCAAATGTCTGTTTTGCTGTATTGTTTTAACAGGATGATTTTGCATCAAAAGCCGGATTGAACGCATAGAAGTTTTTGGAATTTAACCGGTCTGTCACAAGGCGGAGACCTTCGCCAAAACGCTGGAAGTGTACGACTTCACGTTCCCGCAGAAAGCGGATTGGGTCACACACCTCCGGATCTTTGACCAGACGAAGAATATTGTCGTAAGTTGTCCGTGCTTTCTGTTCAGCAGCCATATTTTCGAAAAGATCTGTAATCGGATCGCCTTTTGACTGGTATTCACAGGCATTATGTGGAATGCCGCTGGCAGCTGCCGGCCAAAGACCGAGCGTGTGATCTACATAGTAGGTATCAAACCCGCTTTTCTGGATTTCTTCCGGTGTCAGATCTTGTGTCAGCTGTCGCACTATAGCGCAGATCATTTCCTTATGGAATAACGCAAAAACGACTTTCTGTTTAAAAGTCTACATAAGTCTACAAACAGCATAAATACTGGAAACAAAGCAAATTTAACAGCTTTACAAAAATCTACAAAAATGTTTAAATTCAACTTTTAATTGGTACAAAATTGGTACGTTTTTAAAAATTGGTACAAAAATTGGTACAAAATTGGTGTAAAAAATAGCATAAGAAAATAGCCTTAATACAGTTGAAAAAAAGTTGGTGCCGTTAGGCATCTTTTTTTATGTCTGAGCATATAATATAAGGGGTGCTTTTTGTCAATTTCTCAAAAAATTTTCTGGAGGTATTGCCATGATAAAAGTGCCGGATTTTACCAAAGATGAAATTAATTACATTTTAGATAAAGCTAACTTCACAGATCAGCAGCACACATTGTTTATGCTTCGAAACAAAGAGTGTAGCTATGAGATTTGCGCTGAGGAAATGAACGTGAGTATTGCTACAGTGAAACGTATAGCAAAAACTATGAATGAGAAAATAAGAAAAGTGATGTGATACTTTTTTGAGCCGATACTGATATGGTATCGGCTTGTTTTTTATGCAAAAATTTAATCAGAAAGAGGGTGACAATGTGTTTTCAGATGAAATTTTAGAGAAAATTTTTAACAGAAAAGAGATGCAAAGGCTTGATTTGCAGACACAATCCTCTGTGATACATGCGATCGAGGAAGTTTTAGAGGGGGAAAAGCAGAATGCAGATGAACAACCAGTATCCGAATAGCATATACAATCCGCAGATACAGCCATATTTCCAATATGGGAATTATAGTGGAAACCAATACCAACAGCAGAGATTCGAACCACAGCAGCAGTTTCAACAGCAAATGCAACAGGTGCAGCAGTCGCAATCTACTTTCATAAACGGTAAAATTGTTCCATCAGTTGATGCGATTAATGCAAACGATGTTCCGATGGACGGAAGTGTTGCAATATTTCCAAAACAGGACATGTCGGAAATTTATGCTAAACAGTGGAATGCTGACGGTACAATCCGTACCGTCGTGTTTAAGCCAGTTTTAAACGAACAGGCTAACAACTTATCAAACGATAAAGAAAAAACGGTTTTAGAAGCACTAGAAGATGTCAGAAGCGGATTTGATGAAAAGATAAACGAACTTGTAAGTGAAATTTGCAAGTTGGAGCAAAAAATTTGCGATACACCAACTAATAGAACAACAAAATCAAAGAATAGCACAACTTAGTTGGTATATTAGTTGAAATGTAGTTGGTATGTTAATTCAAAAGGATGGTGCAGAATGAATCCATTAAATATTTTCCAGATGATGAAAAACGGGAACCCACAGCAATTTTTACAACAGATGATGGGAAATAATCAGATTATGAGAAATCCCTTAATGAAGAATACAATAGAAATGGCTCAAAAAGGCGATATGCAAGGAATTGAGCAAATGGCACGAAATTTGTGTAAGGAAAAAGGTCTGAATGCAGACGATGTAATAAATCAGATCAAAAGTAAGTTTAATAATTAATGGCATAATAGATGTTTGTATACAATTCCTGGGTGACATCTTTATGAATAAAATTTTCGGAGGTAAAACTATGTTTAACTCAAACAATACGCCTTTTACCATGCCTGTTATGCCGGCTACCGGCGGTTATTCTGACGGTGGCGCATGGGGCGACGGGGGATGGTTATGGATTATAGTCGTGTTCGCGTTGCTTTTTGGATGGGGAAACAACGGATTAGGTGGATTTGGCTGTAATAATGGCGGTGGTTATGTTGCTACAGCAGCTACACAGGCTGATATACAGAGAGGATTTGATAATTCCGCAGTTATCAGCAAGTTAGATGGCATTTCTAACGGACTTTGTGATGGCTTCTACGCTATGAACAACAGTATGCTTACCGGCTTTAATGGTATTAATACAAATATCATGCAGACTGGCTATGGCATTCAGCAGGCTATTAATGCTGATACTGTTGCTAATATGCAGAACACAAATGCGTTACAGTCACAGTTAGCTAACTGTTGCTGCGAGACAAGAGAAGCTATCCAAGGTGTAAATTACAACATGGCAACAAACACATGTGCGTTGCAGAACACCATGAACACAAATACAAGAGATATTATCGAGAGTCAGAATGCAGGCACAAGAGCAATCCTTGATTATCTCTGCAACGAAAAAATTTCTTCCTTACAGGCAGAAAATAATGATCTTCGCAGAGCGGCTTCACAGGATCGCCAGAGCGCACTTCTTACAACTCAGATGGCAGCTCAGACACAACAGATTATCAATGCTGTGAACCCGGCTCCGATTCCGGCATACACCGTTCCATCTCCGTATGGATATGCTTGCGGATGCAATACTGGTTGCGGATGCTAAAAGCACAACAGAATAAGAGTAACTTAACCAAGTTTTATCCAAGGTTATGTCTGCTTTAGCAGTTTTACAGTAATAAGGGGCAGACTGTTGTTTGCCCCTAAATTTGATTTAGGAGGTAAATTATATGGCAGAATATGTAGCTGTTGCGTCACAGGAAGTGGCTGCTAATGAAAATGTTGTTTTTACAAACACGGCAGTTAAAGGCTCTAACTGCATTCAACACAGAGAGGGTTCTGGAATTGTTACGCTTAGAGGTATTACAAATCAGTGTCGGGCAAGATATTTTGTAGATTTTTCAGCAAATATCGCCGTACCTACTGGCGGTACGGCCGGAGAAATTTCTCTGGCAATCGCAATCAGCGGAGAACCGGTACTTTCTTCACGGATGATTTCTACACCGGCAGCAGTGGCGCAGTTCAATAATGTTTCGACTGGAATCTATGTAGATGTTCCGAAAGGCTGTTGCGTAAACATCGCCGTTGAGAACACCAGTGGTGTTGCTATTGACGTAGCTAACGCTAACTTAGTTGTAACAAGGGAGGCGTAGAGTTATGGATATTAAAAGAATGCATTGCATGATTGAGAAAATTGCAGAGTGCGCTGAAAGTGAGTTCAACAAAGGGATAGAGAATGTTGACCCAGTAGAGATGGGGCAGGTAACAGATATGCTCAAAGACCTTGCGGAAGCCATGTATTACAGAACGATAACCAAAGCAATGGATGAATCTGAAACAGATGAGATCATGGAAATGTTCGGTAGATACGGCGATGGTGGTAGAAGATTTTACGACAATTACCGATATGCAAACGGACGTTTCGCACCTAAAGGAAGAGGAACGCGCAGAGGATATGAGGAAATGCCATACTGGCACATGACTCCGGAAATGTACCATGATTGGACTGACGGACGTGATATGGATAGAGACAGAATAGGTCGAATGTACTATTCTGAACCATCACGCATTTCTGACAGTGCTATGCGTGATTCCAGAGAGGGTAGAAGTGGCATGAGCCGTAAGACATACATGGAGAGCAAAGAACTTCATCGGGCAAATACACAACATGACAAAGAAGCAAAGATGCGTGATCTGGAAAAATACATGAAAGACTTGAGCGAGGACGTAACAGACATGCTTGGCGATATGACACCGGAAGAAAGGTCTATGATTAAAGCAAAGATGTCTACACTGGTGTCTAAGATGTAAAATGCGATAGCCGGGGATTCAGTTCTCCGGCTATTTTTGGAGGTAATTATGTTTGAAATAAACGGTATACTTTGGAGAATATTATTTGTGAATGGGAATAGTGAACATTTAATGCGTTCTGACGGTTCTCATAGCCTTGCTGTGAGCGATTGGAACGACAAGACGGTATATTTATCAGATATTCCTAAAAATGGCTATTTACGCAAAATATTGGCTCACGAACTATGCCATTGTTTCTGCTTTTCACACAACATATCCATGCCTATTGAACAGGAAGAGTACCTTGCGGACTGGATAAGTCTGTACGGTACGGACTTGATATATCTTCTTGATGAATTAATGGCAAATATGCAGATAGGAGTTGCATAATGAATAAATTTGATGAATTACTGGAATATATACACAAGACAAATCCGGGAATGACAAGGGAAAGGCTACTGGAAGAGCTGAGTGTAAGCACATACACAAGCAAAGCAATTTTGTTTACGATGGAATCTGTCAAAAATGGTCTAGCAAAATTTTAAGCCTCCCTGGGTCTGAATTTTGAGCAAGGATTTCAAAATTGCAAATTTCGATTTTTCGGTTTGATTTTTGCGAGATTTTCACAGATTTTTTTTCAAAAATTACAAGTGCCGCGGAATGTCCTGGTTGATTTTGATACCCCCGGGGTACCGATTTTCAGACTGAAAAACCAGATCGGCAAATCTTGAAATTTCGGCACGATTTTGACCGGATTTAAAAACGGATTCGTTATTTTCTGACAATTTGAAACAATTCTGACAATTTAGCGACCTTGCGCGCATGTCGCGCGCTGCCGCTGGTGCTGTTCGTATCTAGTCGCCAATAGCATACATCAACAAAACGGGCGTAGTCAATAAAATACAAAAATGTATATTGTATACATATATTTTTTTCCGTGCGCATCGTTTTGCTATGCTTCCGGGTGCACTTAATAAAGCCCCTTTTATTTATTTTTCAATGTTTTACAAATAAACCGTTGTTTTTTTATTTGTAAAATGTAACGGTTATTTTTCTTCTTTTTTTGCTGGATGCGGTCAGCGTTCCGGGCGTGATCTGTTTTTGTTTGGTGGCACACCAGCACCAAAACGCAAGCACAATTATAACCGGCATTGCTTGTCTTGAGCCGTTGGAGATTCTAACGCGGTCGCCGCTGCGCTGCATCTGATCTTTTTTTCTAACCGTGTGCCGGATGCAGAAACGCACACGAACCGCCATTTTTTACCGCTGACAGCTGCGGAACGCATAAACGCGCCAAAAATTCACCGTGCAGCATATAGCCACGGGATGCCAGAAATACCGCCCGCCGGAATCGAACCGGGCAAAATAACCATTGACGGCACGACAAAAAGCCGGAATAAATCCGGCTAATTGCAAACAAAATCACCTTGCCAACCCGTGACAAGTATCATTTTCCCGTCTGATCTGCGATAAACGACCCCGCAGCCGTCCGCATAGGTTGACCAAACAAGCCACCCAGGGGCGGTCATCAGTCTGCCTGTTCTATTATCACGCCATGAATAAGTCGGAGAAATTCCGCTTTTTTCCTGTCGTTCTGCCTCTGCGATTGCGTCCGCTTCTGTGATCAGCAAATTACCTTTTTTCATGTGTAAAACAAAATTTCTCATTTTTCTATTCCTCCTATTTTCGTTTTTTTGGAAAAGCAAGGCCGGGGAATCGAACCCCGAAACGGCACCGGCTGCCACTTGCTGAAAAGTTAACAAGCGATGCAAACACCATTAGACATTTCGTGTATATCAAAATCACAGCCCCGATGATATGCTTCGTAATCAAAGTAACGCATTACAATGTTACTTGCTGCCTGCATTTCCTGCTCGATTAGCTCATCGCAACTATCGTGATAAGCATCTATATCACTGTAAAAAATATAACTATCTTTATTGTTAATAGCTTCTTGTGCATTCTCTGTGCCCATGTATTCCATGAGAGCGATAATTTCATCGCGTTCCCATTCGTCCATAGCTTCCAGAGTTTGAATAGTTTCGATCACTTCCGTAACGTCGCAATAATCGCAACTGGAAATTTTAATTCCTAAATAGTTATCAATGTCAGCAATGAACCACTCACCGCCGTCGCGTTCCGGGTTTTCCTCAATGAATGTTTCTGCTTCGTCTGCGGTCAT